TTTAAAGAATGGAATAACAGTCCTTAATACACCAGGAACTGTGGACTCCAACTATAGAGGAGAGATATGTATTATATTAGTAAACTTAGGTAAAGAAGATTTTGTTGTAGAAAATGGAGACAGAGTTGCACAGGCGGTAGTTGCAAAGGTAACTGCTGGTGACGATGTCCATTTCGATATTACGACCCAAATAAACGAAACTGAACGTAATGACGCAGGTTTCGGTTCGAGTGGCGTAAAATGATAAAACAAAATGAGTAAGAATTTACCAAAGAATGTAAAAGTTTATAGAAACCAAAATACAAAACAACAAACACAAAAAGAAATCAGACAAACAGATATTAAGTTTGATTTGGATGATATCTTATTAGAACCTTCAGTAATGACAGAAGTGAGTAGTAGGAGTAAAGTATTCCCCAGAAATAAAAGGGGGTATTTACCCATCTTCACTGCACCGATGGATACCGTTGCCGATAGTAGTAACTACGACACTTTTTTAGAAGAAGGTATTAACGTATGTCTTCCGAGGGGAGAGAAGTTTTCAACCGAAGGCTTCAACAACAACACTTTCATATCTTATTCTTTAGTGGAGTTCGAGAAGAGATTGATTGACGACACTTTGGAACACGATAGGGTATGTATCGACATCGCCAATGGACATATGAAGTATCTATACAATGCTGTTCGTAATGCAAAAAAGAAGCATGGTAATGGTTTAATATTGATGGTTGGTAATGTTGCCAACCCTGCGACATATATGAAGTTATCAAATGCTGGTGCGGATTTTGTAAGGATAGGTATTGGTAATGGTAATGCCTGTTTAACGACAGAGAGTACAGGTGTGGGATACCCAATGGGGTCACTAATAAAAGACTGTAGGGTATTATCCAATAGTGTTAAGAGACCAGCTAAGATCATTGCCGACGGAGGGATGAAGACTTATAGTGATATAATCAAAGCTTTGGCTATTGGTGCTGACTACGTTATGATTGGTAATATTTTAAATAAATGTTTAGAATCTGCAGGGCATAACTACATATTTGGTTTTAGGGTAAGTGATGAGATGGCAAAAAAGTTATACAATAGAGGATTTACCATAGAGAAGAAGTTCAGAGGGATGAGTACCAAAGAGGTACAATCAAAGTGGGGGAATCTTAATCTTAAAACATCTGAAGGTGTGGTAAGAAAACGAAAAGTGGAATACACATTAAACCAATGGGCAGAGAACTTCGAAGATTATCTTAGGAGTGCCATGAGTTACACCAACTCAGTATTTTTGTATGATTTCATAGGTAAGACTAATTATAATAAAATAACCACCAAATCTTACGCTAGGTTCAACAAATGAGAAAAGGTAAGTATTTATTTCAAAAAGAACCTCTTAGAGGTCATAAGAACCTCACCGATGAAGAGTTAAACGAGGTTAACGAGTTTTTAGAAAAAAGAAAAGTGGATAGTAATAAACCTTTAACACAAAGAATAGTAATCAATATTAAGTGTAAGTCACCTAAACAAAAGGAACTTATCAACTCGATTAAAGATAATGAGATAACGATATGTTACGGACCTGCAGGAACAGGGAAGACATACCTTGGATGTGCACAAGCACTAAAAGAGTTAAAGATGGCAAAAACTATTAATAAGATATATCTTGTTAAGTCTGTAACTACACTGAGGAATGAGGAAATAGGGTTTCTAAAAGGTACTATGGAAGATAAGTTAGAGCCTTTTATGTTCTCATTTATGAATAACTTTGAGAAGATAATAGGTAAGTCATTAACACAACAATTAAAAGAAAATGCATATATTGAATATCTCCCCATTGCATATCTTAGGGGTGTAAACTTAGACAACGCAGTTATCTTGGTTGATGAGGCTCAAAACATCTCCATACAGAACTTAAAGACAATAATGACGAGGTTGGGTGAGAGGTCGAAGATGGTATTTTTGGGGGATATAAAACAAAAAGACATCAAAGACAAAAAAGACAGCGCCCTTGAGTTCCTTTATGAACAATTTAAGGGTATCAACAAAATTGGTGTAGTTAGTCTTGACATAACCGATGTCGTCAGAAACCCACTAATCAAAGACATAGAGAAAGTTTTCGATAAGGTTGAGGAGAAGAGAAAAAAGGAAACCAAGGACCACGTACACCCAATTAGGGAGAAGAATGGAACGCCATTGAAGTATAGATGGTTAAGGTTAAAGAGTAGTATTAAGAAATTCTTTCGTTAATATTTATTTTTCAATAATATTTCTTATCATTATTTGTAAATCAGTAAAGTTTTATGATAGTAGGTATTACACTTGATGAAGTTATAAGAGATTTCTCTGGTAAGTTTAAGGAAGTATATGAAAAGTTCACCGACAATATAATAGAGGATGACGAAATTGATTTAAGTGACTTGCCTAAATATTTCAGTGGAGATACTGAAAATACGATTGAGTTTTTATACGACGACCATCCATTAGAGATATTTGGGTATTCCAATGAATTATTTAATAATAGTGGATTGGTGCTGAAGTCAATAATGGAGGACAACCCCGACGATGAGTTTGTGATAATATCAAAAGAGCATGGGAGAAGTATCCCATCGACATTATTTTTTCTAAGTAAAGTAATCTCTGAAGTACCAAATATTAAGTTCGTTTCCACATTTGAGGAGTATTGGGTTTATGTCGATACTTTGGTGTGTGCGGATCCAAGAATTATGGAACACAAACCAAAAGACAAGAAATTAATAAAAATCAATAAAAACTATAATGAAAAGTACGATGGTGATAGAGTTATGGTTTCTCTGAAGGAGTACAACAAAAAAGAGACTTTACAAATTGAAACAAGTTAATATATTATGAGCTACGAAAAAGAATATTTAGAGATTGCTGGTGGTTATTACACTATAGATTTAATAGAACTATCATCCTTTGTTGGTCTTACTGTGAAAGCAGATAAAGAAGGAGACAAAGAAATAGAATATGAAAAACAAATAGATGTGAGTAAATATGAAATGACAAAACTCATGTTAGAAATAATATTCTCCAACAGTGAAGATATGGACAATAAAATGGGTATCGCTGGTTTGGAGAGTTTATCAACATCATATAAACTAGCATTTAATACATTATTATATCATAACATTTTAAAAGAAGTTTAATGAAATGGAAGAAAAAGAACAAAAAATAAAAGAAAACGTAGATAAGATAGAGAATAACGACTTTGGTATTTATTTCTTTACTATGGATACGAAAGGGAATGCAACAGCATCTGTTGCGTACATATATGAGTTGGCAAAGACTTTGTCTGACAATGGTTATAATACTCATATATTACATGAGAAAAGTGAATACACCTCAGTGGAGGGGTGGTTAGGTGAGGAATACGCTCAACTATCACACGTATCTGTAGAGGCTGGAGAATTAAAAGTTGGACCTGCTGACTTCATCGTCATACCTGAGTTATTTGGTCACGTAGCTGAACAGATAACCAATTTGGGATGTAAGAAGTTGATGTTATGTCAGGCTTATGATTATATGTTTGAGTTTTTAGAACCTGGTAAACGTTGGTCAGATTTCGGAGTCACCGATTGTATTGCCATAAGTGAACAAATCGCAGAGGTGGTGAAACAGAACTTTAAAACTATAAACGTAGAGATAGTACCAGTTGCTATCCCTGATTTCTTCACTAAATCCGAAGAACCAAAGAAACCAATAGTTGCCGTTCACACAAGAGAACAAAGAGACGCAGCAAAAACAATAAAATCATTTTACTTACAGTTCCCCCAATATAAATGGATCACTTTCAGAGATATGAGAGGATTAGGGAGGAAAGAGTTTGCTAAAACACTTAAAGAGGCATGTTGTTCAATATGGATTGATGACATTTCTGGTTTTGGTACGTTCCCTGTGGAGTCAATGAAGTGTGGTACTCCCGTCATTGGTAAAGTACCTAATATGATACCTGAGTGGTTGACTGAAGATAATGGTATTTGGACATATGAGGGACATAGATTACCTGAGTTTGCGGCTACATATTTAGAGTCATGGTTGGAGGATGCTATTCCTTCTGAGTTATTAGATGCGATGAAACCAATTGAAGATAAATACAAAAAAGAAGACCAAGATAAAAGAGTGATAGAAGTGTTTAAGGGGTACATTGCAAAAAGAAAGCAAGACTTAGAAAAACATTTAGAAAGTGCTAATAACGAAGTGGGATAAAAATATAATAATGGCAAAAACAGATTTAACAGTAATAATACCAGTTCACACAGTAGCTGGTGACACCATAAAATGGTTAACAAAGGCAATAGAAAGTGTAAAACAACAAAAGGTTAAACCTGATGTGTTGTTAATAATCACTGCCGACGATAAAGAAGTAACTAGTGAAGTTAAAAAAGTTAAGTTAGGTTCATTAGATAAGATTACTAAAGTAACAACTAACGATACAGGGAATACAGACTTTTGTTCACAAGTGAACTTCGGGGTGAGTAAAGTTAAGACACAATACTTTTCAGTGTTGGAGTTGGACGATGAATACTCTAACATTTGGATAGACAACTTCGTAAAGTACAAAACACATTATGAAGATGTAAGTTTATTTCTACCCATCGTTGTTGACACTGACGTTTCTGGTAAGTTCATTAGTACCACCAATGAGGCGGTATGGGCGTTACAGTTTTCTGATGAGATGGGAATTTTAGACAACAACTCACTATTACAATACCCCAACTTTTCATTCACTGGTGGTGTTATGAAGAAATCTGACTACGAAGAGATTGGAGGGTTCAAACCTTCAATGAGGTTAACATTTATATATGAGTTCTTATTAAGAGCGACATATAATGATTTAAAGATTATGACAATACCGAAGTTCGGACTCAAACATACAAATATGAGACCAGGGTCTTTATTCTACGACTATAAGAATGGAGATAATGT